GAGATCTACACAAGGAGTATCGTCGGCAGCGTCAGATGTGTATAAGAGACAGGGGGAAGTCTGTTATTTTTCAGAAGCAATGTAACTGTAAAAATATAAATCAGAATATTTTGAAAATATGGGGGATTCTATGGGAGAATTAAAACTTGAATCAAAAATGAATTGCACTAAAAATAAGAAAAAAGTTGCTATATCTATACATCAAATGAAAAAAATTTCTAAAAAAGATTATGTTTTTTTAACAGATTGCATAGAAACATTTTATATGAAAATAAAAGAGGTTTGATAAATTTTCAAACCTCTTTTTATTGCTATTTGTTTTTCTTTTGCAATAATTCTATCATTTTCAAGATAGCATCTCTATCTTCTTGTTCTAATTCATAAAGTTTGTTAGTTATTTCTTTTACATCATCATCAATTTCTAAGTCAGCTAAACAATCTTTATAAATTTCACCTTTTCCACTTCTTAGCCATTCCTCATTTACTTCAAATTCTCTGCATATGTCGTTAATACTTCTTTCTGTCAAAACTCTTTTTCCTTTTTCCAATAAAGAAATTTGATCTTGTGATAAGAAAATTCTTTCCCCAAACGCTCTCTGCGAAAGTCTTTCAAGAGTTCTTAACTCATTTAATCTTTTTCCAATTTCTTTAGCTTTTAATTTTTTTGAAACTTCTGCCATTTTTACAATCCTCCTCTGTCATTACTATACTATAAAAACACGACTTTGTCATTAAAAAAATAATTATAACGACAAAATCATGATAAAAATAAAAAAGATATTGATTTTTAACGACAAAGTAGTTATACTTAAAATAAGTTGAACGACAAAGTAAGTGTAGGAGGGTGAAAAATGATTTGTTCAAACAAAGAAAAAGTAGAAACAGCTTTGATGATAGATTATTTAAAAAAAAACGAACCAAATGAATGGAGAACTATAGAAACCATAATCTCCAGCACATACGCATTAAGTAATTTCAAAAAAGAAAATAAAGACATTATGAATCAGAAATAACAACAGTAAATACTTAAAGGGAGTGGTAAGCTTGAAAATTTCAGATTTTAATAAAAATCAAATAGGAACAGCAGTTCAATTACAAGATATAAGGTTTGGTACAAAAGTTGATTGCATCATTACGAAAGTAGAAAAGAATGAAATACTAGTCATGTATTATGAAAAAGAGACAGAGGAAATAGCATATAAAACTTTGACTAAAGAAGATCTGATACTTGATGATTATAAACTTAAGTTATTATCTTAAAAAATAATTTCGGAGGGGAGGTGATGAGATGGATCTCTTGAAGGATGCAAGAAAAAAAGAGTGGTTTTGGCTAGAGAATGATCTAGTAGATAGAGAAGATTTAGGAATCTATGAAAAAATGATTTATATAGTTCTTGCAAGATATTCTGATAATGAAAGTTGTTGCTTTCCAAGCTATAAAACGATCGCTTTGAAATGCGGATGTAGTGAAAGGCAAGCCAAAAGCGTAGTTAAAATTTTAGAAAATAAAGGGTTAATTAAAAAAGAAAATAGAATAAAAAGTAACTCAAATGAAAAAGAAAGCAACATATATTTTGTTTTAACAGCTAAATTAGGTGGTGAATATGATGCACAACAGGTAGTGAATATGATGCACAACCCTAGTGCACCTCATGCACAACAGGTAGTGAATATGATGCACAGTAAAAAGACTAATATTAAAAAGACTTATATAAAAAGTAATACCACTCCACAAAATGAACCTAAAACTGATTATTTAGATCTATCATTCTTGGACTTAGATATAGAAAAAGTAAAACTAACTAAAGATGAATATGACAAACTTATAAGCAAGTTTGGGAAGAAATACATACATGATAAAATTGTTAGTTTAGAAAACTATATCGTAAATGGTAAAGGGAGTAGATATAAGAGTCATTACAGAGCTTTGTTGACTTGGGGGAATGCTGATACTAGCAAAGGTATATTGCAACCAGTTACAAAGGCTAAGAATCCACTCAGTGGCTTTAAAGAACTTTAAAAACTAAATAGTATAGGAGGTAGATAGGATGAATGAAAAAGAAGAGGCTGTTTATTTGAATAGTTCTAATGTGAAGTTATTCTTAGGTGTTAGGGATATTAAGGAATTTGAGGAATTGATAGAAAATGTCAATGAGCGAATTTGTCAACTCCAAGAATCGATTAATAAACTTGCCCAATTTAATATTGAGTTCGAGATTAAGTCAGATATTTAGTTAAGTATAAATTAGGAGGATTGTTTATGGCAGATAAAACTGTAGAACTTACTGAAAAGGATTTGCACTGCATTGCAAGGCATTTGCAAAATGAAGTGTTAGAGATAGCATTTAGAGGAAACAGAGAAGCCCCTACATCTTGTGAAGTTTGCGATTACTTCGAAGAATGCAAGGACTATTTCACCCATATAGACACTTTTATAAAATTAAGTGAAATGACAGGTGTAGATATTTTTACTAAATAAATTTAGTAAATTAAAATTTTAGTATTGTAATTGACGTGCTTTTTTAAAAAGAGGACAGTTGCTATTAGCAGTCATTATTTGAATTTTGCAAATGTAATTTTTATTACATTCGCACTCTAAAAGTTTTGATCCAGCGAATCCAGGAAAAGTTTTATATTCACCAGAAAATTCAACTTTATCGTCAATAAGAGAGCATTTTTCTCTTAAGGTTTTAATTTTGCACATATTCATCACCACCCTATAATTAATTTGAACATACTGCCAATATGCTCAAATTAATTATAACATGCAAATTATCATGGCGTAGAATTAAAACACAGGTCAATTAAATTTAGTTACAAACTCAATGAAACAGATAAAGAATTAAATGTTAAATAAATTAGGAGGTTGCTCATGAAAGAGGAAAAGTTAGAACTTACTGAAAAAGAATTACATTGCATAGCAAGACATTTGCAAAATGAAATTATGGAGATGGTGTTTAGAGGGAATAGAGAAGCCCCCACATCATGTGAAGTTTGCGATTACCTGCAAGAATGTGAGGGCGATTTTACTTGTATGTATCATTCTTTTACTAAATTAAGCAAAATAACAGGTGTAAAAGTGACTGCATTTAAGTATTGTTTTCCAGATGAAAATCCCAAAGCTACTATCTAAGAAGTTTTTTAGAATAGGACATTCTTCATTAGAAGAAGAGTCGCAAATATGACTTCCATCACATCTAGTTGACATTAACTTAGATCCAAAAGTACCTGGAGGAGCTGAATATTCGCAAGTAAGAGAAATGGTTTCGTTTATTACAGGACATTCTTTGCTTATAACTCGATATTGGCTCATACTCTCACCACCTTTCTAATTAATTTAAACATATTGGAAGTATGTTTAAATTAATTATAGCATGTAAATTATCATGGTGTAGAATAGTTTCAAATCAAAAGAAGCAACTAAATAGTTAAAGACAGGAGGTATGCTAAGTGGAAAGAAAAAAAACATGAACTTACAGATCAAGATATACAAAGACTTATTGAAGGATTAAGAACTGATCCAAAAATAAGAGAAATGATATTTGAAAGTAAAGATTGTGAAACTAGAACAAGTACAAGAAGTAAATGCGAGCAATTTGTTGAAGAAAAACTTGCTTATAGAAGTTATGGATTTGAAACTCCAAAATACTATGCAAAACTTATTGCCGACATAATTGATATTTTAGTTTACAAAAATGTTCCAAGAGATCGTATTTGTGGGGTATTGTATGACGTCGAAAGGGTGATTCCTTTAGTTGTGACATTTTAATAATAAGCTGGGGGTGATTAAATGAATTACTCTTTAGAAGCAGAGCAAAACATTCTAGGAAGTTTTCTTATAAATGACTCTATAGGTTACAAAATAAGGGAATTAAAAGAAAATGATTTCTACTTTGAGTCACATAAAATTATTTTATCTTGCATGAAGAAAATAATTGACTCAAATAAACCACTAGATCTTTTGCTTTTAAAAAATGAATTAGAAAAAATAGATAGATTAGTAGATATTGGAGGCGTTAGTTACATTACCAGTTTAACAACTATAGTTATAACTACTTCAAACATAGATCACTATATAAAAATCATAAAAGAGAAGTTACTTAAAAGACAAATTTCAGAGTTAGCAAATGAATTAATTAATAATTCAAATTCAGATACAAGTATAGATGAATTGATTATAGATATAAACGATTTAAAAGCACTTGTGACGACGAGCAGTAGTGTAAATGATAATTACATTGACGCATCAAAAATAAAACGTGAAAAAGGCGTACACAAGTCCATAGACACGGGTTTTAATAAACTAAACAATATGCTAGATGGATTTAGATATGGAACTCTTACAATTTTAACTGGTAAACCTGCATCTGGTAAATCAACTATAGTTAACCAGTTTATAGCACAAGCAATTACGAATGGAGAAAAAGCATTTTTGTATTCTGGAGAATTACCCTCTTTCATGTCTATGGATTGGTTTAGAAAAACTGTAGCTAATGATTATCACATAAAAGAATATAAAAGTGTCTATGGAGGAACATACACAGATATTCCAGATTACGCCGTTGAGCTTATATCAGACTGGATAGAAGATAAATTTTTTCTCTATGATGAAGATGCAATAAGTGATGAAGTAAATCTGCTAAATACCATAGAGCATTTATATTTAAAAAAAGGGGTTAGGTTCTTTGTTCTTGACAATCTAATGACAATAAAAACTGGCAATAAGGCAGATAAATATGAGAGACAAGAGCAGATAGTAAGCAACTTAAAAAATCTCGCTAAAAAATATAACTTAGTAATAGTTTTAGTTGCACATCCTCGTAAAAATATGGGTGACATGAAGCCAACTATGTATGATGTGTCTGGAGCAAGTGAGATTGTTAATTATGCAGATTATATTTTATCAACTTACAGAGTTGTTGATGAAGAAGAAGAGACAGACGACACTTATTTATTAATTTTAAAAAATAGAATAACAGGAAAACAGAATATAAGTTTTAAAATGAATTTTTCAGAAAGAAGAAAAAGACTTTACACGACTAGTGAGGAGTTAAACAGAGATTACAAATATGATGTAAATAAACAATATGTTCAAGTAGAAATTCCAGAAGATGTATTTTAAAAAAAGTATAAAAAATAGGAAATTTTATTAAGTAATGATTTTATAAGAAAAACCAATATTGAATAATTTAAAAATTCAATATTGAAAAAAATCATTTTTCAATATTGAAAAACGGATTTTGAAAAAGTATTGAATTTCAATACTAAAAAAAGTTTGAAAATATAGCATTTACAAGGTTTATATAAATTAATTTCCTGACAATGTACACACAGGTTTAGATATGCTAGCAAAAAAACTTAAAAGTAGTGTAAGGATAAAAAGGCTATATAAATTTATAAAAAGTTTTAAAAGTGTTATTAAATTAGAGCTAAAGTTTATTAATTAATTTCCTCGTAGAAAAATATTATTTTAAATAAATAAAGGAGTGATTTTACATGATAGCATTAGAAAAATTTGCAGGTGGAGTTCTAAAAGAAAAGTTTAATACAGAGTTACAAAAAGTTTTAGATAATATTGCAGATCCAAATACAGATTTTAAAAAAACAAGAAAAATTAGTTTAGAGATAGTGTTTAAAGCAAATGAAGATAGAGATCTTGCTGAAGTAGATATAAAATCCAAAGCAACTATAGTAGAAGCAAAAGCGACAACAACTAAAGTTATAATAGGAAAAGATTTAGAGACAGGAAGAGTTGAAGCATCTGAATTTAAAAATCAACTAGCTGGTCAGTTGTCTATAGATGTTTCAGATAGTAATGAAACTGATGAAATAGAAGAAAATAGTTCTGGTGTAATTGATTTTAGAAATGCAAGTTCAAAGTAGATTAAGAAAGTAAATAAAATATAAATTTAAATAAAAAGGAGAATAAAAAAATGATAAGAAATGCAATGGAATATTTAGTTAAGTTAGGAAAAAGAGAAACAGTATGTGTAGATGGGTTTAAGTACACAACAGATGCATTAGAAATAATAAAAGAACCAAAAGCTAATGAATTAGAAATAACTACATTGAGTGGTTTAGTAGATTATATAAAAAGTGGCATAGATCATGAAGAAGATGAGTTGTTATTAATACAAGTCTTAACTCCAAGAAAAGTGCTTTTAAAATCTGCTTTGAGAAAAAATAGAGATAGAGAAACTTATATTGAATGTGTAGCACTACTTCCAGATAAAAGATTTGACAGACCTTTAGATTTAGACACTTTTAATATAATGCTACAATCAGCATTTATAAAAAATAATGATAGAGATACACTTTTAAAAATTGCAGGAAATATCCAAGAATCTACAGTAAAAAATGTTGGAGATGATGGGGTTTCTCAATCTGTAACAATAAAAACAGGTGTCGCTAGTGTATCAGAAGCAATAGTTCCAAACAGAGTAAAATTAATTCCTTATCGTACTTTCCAAGAAGTAGAGCAACCAGAAAGTGAATTTATTTTCAGAATGAGTACTGGACCAGCAGCAGGATTATATGAAGCAGATGGTGGAGCATGGAAAAATCAAGCAATGTTAAATATTAAAGCGTACTTGCAAGAAGAATTAAAAGATTTTAAAAATGTAAATATAATTGCTTAATTGAAAATCTAAGAGGACTTATTATAAGTCCTCTTAGTAAAACAAGGAGGGAGTTAAATGAAAAGTATTTCTCATATGAACATTTTAGAAAGAGCAGAATTTACAGACAAAATTGCTAATGCAATTATGTCTGCAAATAAAGAAATTGAAAGAGGTTGTGCCTTTAATGAAGCAGTTGAGATTGTAAAACAAATGGAATATAGAGAAAATAAATACAATGAAGGAGATATTGCAATATGAATAATGTAGTTTTAGTTGGAAGATTAGCAAGAGATCCAGAATTAAGATATATACCAGAGTATGGTACTCCAGTTGCTACTTTTGCATTGGCAGTTGATAGGGGTTATGCAAAAAAGGATGGAACTAGAGAAGTTGATTTTATACCAATTGAAGTTATGGGAGGATCAGCAGAATTTTGTGCTAATTATCTCACAAAAGGAAGAATGGTTTCAATTCAAGGCCAAATAAGGATAGAAAAATATGAAAAAGATGGAGAGAAAAAAACTTTCACAAAAGTAAGAACAAAAATTGTTAATGCGCTTGATCACAAGCCAAAGGATGAAGAAAAAGAAATAGGCTTTCAAGTTTTAGATGATGAAGATATTCCATTTTAAATTGGATGGTGATTATATGAGAAGTTTAGAAGAGAAAAATAAATTATTTGAAGATAATATAAATCTTGTACATTTTATTATAAATAGATATTTCAAATCCTTTTTAAGAAGGTATCCATATTTAAAAGAAGATTTATTTCAAGAAGGATATATAGGATTATATAAAACAACATGTTGCTTTGATGAAAGTAAAGGAAAATTTTCTACAATAGCATTTTCGTATATATCAGGACATTTGAAAAGATTTACGACTGGATATGTTAAGAAACATTATAGAAATGATATAGATAGTTTTGAAAAGTGTATTTATAGAGATAATTATGGAGAAGAGATAAGAATAGAAGATAGATTGGCTGGCAATGAAAATGTAGATATAGAAAATGTTCGTGTTATTAGATCTTGTATAAAAAGAAGTGAGATAAAAGATATACAGAAAATAGTTTGTCTAAGAGAAAAAGGTTATACTCAACAAGAAATAAGTAAAGTGCTTGGAACTAGCCAAACGTCAATATATAGGAGACTTAAAAAATTAAAAACTGAAATTAATATACTAGGTAAATAATAAATGATTTAAGTTTATTGGAGGTAAAATGAAAACTAAAATAATTGGTGGTAGGGAAAATGAGTGTCCAATTTGTAATGGTAATATATTTAAGATTGAAACATTAATTGGAATAGTGTGGCAATGTAAGGATTGTGGATGTATGTATCAAGATATGAGTTCTAAAGAAAGTAAAAGGGGGTATTAAAGATGAGTTGTGTTATAAAGTGTGATTTTTGTGGTGAAACAATAGCAGAAATTCTAAACATAAAGGTATTCAGAATTGATGATGAAGGTAATATAATGAGTATCGGAAAAGATGTATGTGACAAATGTTATGACAGATTATTTAGAAGTAACTTGAATAAGAAGATGACTAATTATGAAAAGATAAAAAATATGAGCAAAATAGAAATGGCTGAATTTCTTGCAAATGGCGGAAGTGGATGTACTAGTTGTGCTTATGATTTTCAAGATTGCTTAGGAGGATGTTTAGAGGGTCGAAAAAAGTGGCTTGAAAGTGAAGAAGGCCAGATATGAAATAATATTCATGAATAAGCATACTCAAAAAAGGTTGGGACTTCAATAAATGAATGAAGGGAGATATTAAAGATGGATTTGAAATTAATTAGCAGTATACCTAATTGGAAGGTAGAGGATCAGTTGGCAAAAATTGATGAAGAAGTAACTGAGTTTAAAGAGGCTATAGATACAGGAATGACCAAAGATATAATTGCAGAAGGATTAGATGTTTGCCAAACTATTTTAACAATGTTTCAAATTTTAGAATTAGAAGATTATATTGCAGAAGGTATAGAGATACATAATAAGAAATTAAATGGAAGAGGATGGGATCTCAAAGAAATAGGAGATGGTATACTTAATTTAATTAAAAATTCAATGATTAATGAATTAATTAATATGAATAATAAATTAAAATGCGTTGATGAAAAAGAATTTAATTCAAAAATACAATTTTTAGATGTAAATAAGCTATGGGATTTGTGCGTGCCTTTGGTTAACTTAAGTGCTATGAAAGGAATTAATGAAAACATTGATGAAATGAAAATGGGAGAGTTTCTAAAAAATATTAATTAAAGTAAGGAGATAATATAATATGTTGATAGAAGTAACTGAAAATAATAGAGAATTAAAAGTAGGAGATATTGTTGAAATTAATGGTGGTAATAAGTTATATATGATTCTTTCTTTAAAGGAAACAATAGGTGGGTATGTTATTATAAATATGCAGAATGGATATGGTTCATTTGGTGCTTATAAAAGTTTAAGTCAACTAGAATTAGACTTGAAGGTAAGAGGTTATAAATTATATAGTTCTGATGATTACAAGTTGCAATTAGTGCCTAAAGAATAAGATATATTTCAAAAAAGAAAAAAGGAGCATTACTTCACGCTCCTGCTTGTCAAAATTCTAAAACCGTCATCACAACATCATTATAACATAATTAGGAGTGTGAGGTAATGCAATCTAGCAAAAAAGACAATTTGTTTAGTAGTGCAGAAGGTAAGTTATATAATTATAAAAAAATAAAAGCGGAAATAGAAAAAATAGACATTGATATGCAGATGATAAAAAACGACTACAGAGGATGTAGTGGAGTTGAAATTAAAGAAAAGACAAGCAAGACATATGATATTAAAAGTGTAATTGAAATAGAGACTGAAGAAAAAGAAAAGAAAATTGCCTTAAAAGAAAAAGAGAAGAGACATAAAGAGTTGATAATAGAAAAAATAGATAATGCAATGAAAATATTAAGTGAAGAAGAAAAAAAGATAGTACAGTATAAATACTTTTCAAGTAGCAGGACATCTTGGGAATATGTTGGCAGAATGATTGGTTTTTCAGCGAGTAAGTGTAAGCAAATGAGATTTGATATTATAGATAAGATAAAAGGATTGCTATAAAAATGTCCGATTTGTGACGATTTTAAACCGATTTATGTCTGTTTTGTGTCTAAAAAATGTCCGATTTGTGACCAATTTATGTCTGTTTTGTGTCTTTTAATCATGATAAGATTGTATTGTGAGAAAAATATATTTAATAAAAAATGGCTTGGAATTTACGTTCTAAGTCTTTTTTATTGTCTAGAGAGGTGTTGAAGATTAAACGTGATATAACAGAAGAAATTTCAAGTGCTGCATATGTACCAGATAATTTAAAGTATTATGACAGTGTGATGAGAGAAACTCATAGCATGTATGGAAGAGAATGTTCTTTAGATTTTATAAAGAAAAAGCAAGAAAAACTCTTGAAACTAAAAAAGAAGATTAAGAAAAATTATGATTCTAATATTAATAAGATAGACTCATATCTGAAAATTTTAGAGGAAAGTATAATTGATGAGTCTGATCACGTTGAGTTGGTTGTCTTTAAATTATATTTGCAGTTAGAAAATGTTGTAAAAGTAACTGAAACTGTAAATGACTTAGGATTTAGAATAAAGACCAATACTTATGCAAGAGAAAGAAAATATAGTACAAATGATATAACCTCTATAATCACAGATCCTTTTGCTAATGTAGTTGAAGACTTAAAAATATTGGTGCAAGATAGGCAAAGAAAAAATTATCATGGTAATAAGGAGTGTTTTTAATGAATGGAAGCACATAGTGGACAAAAAGTTAATCCAATAAAAGATATAGAGGATGTATTTAGACTCTTGAATTTTCTAGAGGAATGGAACGAAAGAAATTACTTATTAGCCCTCTTTGGAATGTGTACTGGACTTAGAATAGGAGATATATTAGCACTTAAAGTTGCAGATGTAACAGATATAAAGTTAGATAAAAAAGGAAAAAAGATAAGAGTGTCTAAGGACTGGATTAGAGTTATAGAAGAAAAAAGAGACTATGATAGAGAAGTTTTCTTATCTGATGTAATAAAGAGTGCTATAGAAAACTATACTCAAGATAAACCAGGAGAAGAGTTTTTATTTAAAAGTGGCAAGAGGAAGAAATTTAATAGGCCTATCCAAACAAGGCAAGCAGGAAGAATAATAAAAGGAGCAGCAGAAAAGGTAGGAATAAAAGAAAATGTTGCAACACACTCTTTAAGAAAGACATTTGCAAGGCATATTTATGATGAAGAAGAAAATAAGACTTATGCATTAGAACTTATAAGAAAGATTCTAGGACATAAGACAATAGAAATGACTAGAAGGTATATAGGAATAGATAAGGATGAAGAAGTAAAAGCAATAACTAAATTTACTAATAAGTTAAAGAAAAGAAAAAGAAATTAAAATATCTTGTATTTTATCTAAAATTTAATATGTTACGTTTTTCAACAACAGGACATTATTAGAATGTAAAGAGCCTCAATAATAGAATTTCCAAAGAATAGGATAGATTTATTAAAATGTCTGAAAATATATATTAAAGGTCATTTATTCAAGGGATTTATAGGGATGTAGATATTTAAATGTTTATTTAGAAGCTGAGTAAAGAGGTGATTAATTGGATGTGAATGAAGTTGAAATAATCGATAGTAGCTATGAAAAAGGTAAAGAGTTGACAGAAGATCAGTGCAATATGGTAACTCTATTGATTACAGGTGCTACAGTAACAGAAACTGCCAGAATTATTGGAGTAAATAGAAAAACAATCTATAATTGGATGAATAAAGAGCATGTTAGGAAAGAAATGGACAGACGGAAACAGGAGCTAACAAACCAAGGAAATTTAATGATATTAAAGGATTTAGATAGTTATATCAACAATATCAAGGAATTAGCTAGTGACAAGAGCGATAAGAGGGTTATGTTGGCAGCCAATCAGTATCTTATAAATCGTATATATGGAACTCCTACAAGTACAGTTATACAAGCAGAGGATAATAGTGTTGGCATGGGTATGGATGCAACAGAGATAGAAGCAGCTATAGCTAAGATAAGAATAAGAACAAGCAAGAAGTAATTAGATATGAAATAAATCCTGCAAGAATATGTTTTAATTATGTTTGAAATCAATTAAAGCAAAACATATATTATATATATATTTACTTTAATAATTAAATCATATATTGTATTTAACTTTAGTTATAGCTAATTTAATAAAATTTAGTGAGACTTAATAATTAAAGTTTCATACAGTGAAGTGATGTGGATTATTATAGGATATGTGAACCTATTGGAAATGCTAGGTTCTTTTTAACTATGCCGAAAATACATATTTAAGGAATAGTTGAAAGATAATTAATAATTCTAATCAAAAAAATATTTCTTGCAAGAAAATAATTCAAAATACTTTAATATATTTATTTTTTTTATTAATAGGGGGTGTCCTTCTATTTTGAAAAAATTATTTTTTATGGAAAATGAGTTCTAGAAATTTTCTAGCAAAATTTAAAAACCAGAGATGTATTTCAAAGAGGGTGATTTTATTAGAGAAAAATTTACATTGTTTATTTTATTAATTGCATTACTCACTGAGCCTAAAAAAATAGAAGAAGTAAGAGGAAGTAAATACGAGTGGATAATCTAGAAAGAAATATACAATTAATATTTAGTTATCTAGCAAAGACTTTTATAAGAAATGGAGCATCTATAAAAGATGCTGAAAAAGAAGCAAATGAGATTATAAAAGCCAATTCAAACAATCTTTGGGGAGTTAATGGTCTCGCTTATCAACTTGGAAAAATAAACCTAGAATTTTTCTGTATGTATTTTATGCAAGACACATATTTACCAAAAGAAGATAATGCTGCTGCTCCTATAGCTAAAGTTCATCATGAGCTATGGGAAGATATACAAGAATCTATAATTGGAGATGGTTCACAGCAATTAGGAAGAATTTATCCAAGAGGGACAGGTAAAAGTGCATTTGGAGATTTAGCGACAACTGTATGGTCGCATTGCTATAAACATAAGACATATACTTTGATTTGCTCTGACATAGGATCTACAGCAGAGAAATTTGTAAAAGATATAAAAAATGCATTACTTGAAAATGAGTATATTAAAAAAGCATTTGGTGTCCTTTTAAATGATAATGATAGAAAATACATTTGTAATAGTACTCAACTAGAGCTAACAAATAAAACTTTTATTGAAGCTATATCATCTTCATCACCCATGAGAGGAAGAAAATACAATAATAACCGTCCAGATCTTATCATACTTGATGATTATCAGTCAGAAGAAAATGTTAGAACAGAAGATGCTAGAGAGAAAAAATTTAAAAGATTTTCTGATGATGTAAAATATGCTGCTCAAAAACCAGTCATAAGAAATGGTAAAACTATAAAAAGAGGAACAACTTTTATAGCATTAGGAACCTTACAACATAAAGAATGTTTCTATAGTAGGCTAAAGAATTTACCAACTTGGAAATTTAAATGTGAAAAAGGAGTTTTAGTTGATAATGTAGATGAATTATTTAATTCTGGTTTATGGCTTAAGTTCAAAGAGATCTTATTTGATTTTAAAAATACAAATCATCTTGAAGATGCTAAAGAATTTTACTGGGAAAATGAAAAAGAAATGAAATTCCCTATATTATGGCCAAGTTTTTGGGATTGTTTAGATATGGCTCTAAGTTATTATGAAAATCCAACATCTTTTAAGCAGGAAGTGCAAAATGATGTCAATTCTATAGGAGAAAAATGGTTTAAAACTGTTAGAACAGAAACTAGAGAAGAAATTGAATCGCATACTTTTAAAAAGACAATGCTGTTATGTGATCCAGCATCTGCGGGTGGGTCGAAACATGACTATAGCGCTTTTCTTGTTGGAAGTGAATCAGAAAATGGTTTACTATATGGAAGATTGGCAGAACTAGCTAAAATAAATGCTAGAACTGATTTTGATAAATATATAGACCATATGATTTATTTATTAAAAGTGTATTCAGATATAACACATATTTATATAGAAAAAAATACATTTAATGGCGCAGATGCCAACCAATTAGAGTTTAAAATAAAAAATGATAATGTTCTTAGTTATAGAGATATAGAAATCATTAATGAGCAACAAAAGAAAAATAAAGATGATAAAATCTCTACTTTAATACCTGTTTTAAATAAAG